GGTTCGCCCTCCAGTTTTCTAATCGATTTCGTACATAGTCTCACGACTACACCCTTCTCATAGCGTTCCTTCGGTAAACTTTCGGTCTCGTTCCCCTTAAGGGTACTTGCTTGCCTTTCTGAATAGAAAGAGGTTTTCAGGTTTCCTACTTCCGTCTTATATAAAATATAAGATGAACGTATGTATATTTCTATACATTAGTATTTATATAAAATACTATTTTAAAGGGAGATAGTCTGCAATAGTTTCAATATCTCCCTTTAATATTTTTGTAGACTTTCTCATTTCTACATTGAGTGTTCGGTAACTAACCCTAGTCTGATTACTCTTTAGTCGACTAGTGACTTTGAGTTTCTATTGAAATCTTCCTCGTAAAGTAAAACCTAAACCTTTATTATTTTCAACTTCTCTTTTTTGTCTACGTATTGCTTTATCTTTTAATAATCTACGTTTTTCTCTGCGAGTAACAAAAAACTCTTTTTCTTTTAAGTCTTCGATAATACCAGCGGTTTTAACTTTCTTTTTAAACTTTCTAAGTGCTTGGTCAACATTACCATCACGAACATAAACAGTCAAACCAGTATCTTTTGGTCCATCGTATCTTCGTTTTTTTGGTCTTTGTGGACGTCTGTTATAATTATTTTTTCTCATTGTTAAGTATTATACGTAATCAAACATAAATTGTCAAGTAAAAATTTTTTAAAAAAAATGGTTGACATTATTTGTTTATCTTGTTATAATAACAACATAAATTTGAGAGGTAAAAATGACACAATTAACTAAAATACAAATCTTGGATAAGACTAAAGAGTTCGCAAAAGAAATCGGAGTCTTAGTCAATAATGCAAAAAGAACCAAACAATGGTTAGAAATGGCAGTTTGCACTGAACCAGGCATACCCGCAATGGAAAAAAGGTTAGAAGAACAAACTAAATTGGCACAGGCCAAGTTTGCGGAGTTTGATAAGTTCAAAGAAGAAAATCCGTTTGATGATGCACCAATGAGAATAGTTAAGTAATGAAGGGTTATAAGAAAGGTACACTGTTAGAAGAATATTTTCTAAACCCACATTTCAAACCTACACCAAAGGAAGAAAAAGAATTAGACGATTTCTTTAAATCTTTAAAGAAGTAATATAAATACAAGTGGTCTCTTAGTTTAATGGTAGAACTTGTCTCTGTCTAAGACGAAGCAGGGGTTCGATTCCCCTAGAGACCGCCAGAATTCACAAGTAGAGAAGAGTCGTAGTTGGTTGGTTGTTGTGAGACTCAGAAAAGATGTTCTAGTTGTTAAAGTCAATTAAGACGTGGCATATAGTAGTGAGACTAGAGTAAACATCGAACAATGATTGCAATGAAATTCTTACGTAGTTGGGTTGGGATTTGCAGTAAAACGATACTTGTTATGGTGGAAGGCCGAAACCACCTAGATAAAAAATAGAGTGTAAGAAATCGGGCAGTCCCCGAGACATTGAACTACTATACAATCAACTACACGATTCTTATAAATAGTAGTATGGCATATAGTGATAAAGTAATAGACAGATTTGAGTCTGTATTAAAAGACCCGAAGAAACATGCGGTGGGTAGGTTTGACCCAAACGACCCAAATGTCGCAACTGGACTCGTAGGTGCGCCTGCGTGTGGTGACGTTATGAAACTAGACCTTAAGATGAACGGAGATGTTATAGAAGATGTCAAGTTCAAGACTTATGGTTGTGGTTCTGCAATCGCATCATCTACTATGTTTGTTGAAATGTTAAAAGGTAAGACCATAGAACAAGCAAAAGAAATCAAAGATAAAGATATTGCAGATGCATTAGAATTACCCAAGATTAAATTACATTGTTCCGTTCTTGCAGAAGAAGGTATCAAGAAGGCAATCGAAGATTGGGAAGAAAAACTTAAACATAGAAAACACAATCAGTCATGGGAAGACCCAAACGGATATGGTTATTGAGTTAACAGATGGAGCGATATCTAAAGCGATTGAGAGAACAAAGACAGGCAATCGAAGTGGTATTCGTCTTGGGGTCACTGGTGGTGGGTGTGCTGGTTTTGAGTATTATATTGAGTATGTTGAGTCCATTGCTGAAAGCGATACTGTTTTAGATTACGGAAAGTTCAATATAGTGGTAGATGCAGTATCATTACCATATCTAGAAGGTTCTACGTTAGACTGGGTTGTTGACGGGATTAACGAGTATTTTAAGATAATAAATCCTAAAGAAGTATCGTCATGTGGGTGTGGCGTGTCAGTTCAGTTCTGAAAAACTTAGTTCGTATATATACTATAGACTAGAGACTTATCCGGGGGGTTCTGTATACCTACTCCAAGAAATCTTTTAAATCTGAATCAACGTTTACTGCACGTCTCTTTCTTTTCTTTTTTTCTTCGGTCACGACATCTTTCCAATATAAATCATTTGCTCTTACACCATCGATTCTTGCACGAAGATTATCTACAAATGCCATTGTTTCGTCTGACGGAATTTCTCCGCTTGAAGTGTCGACTAATTCATCTACGCCAATATTAGCAATATACTTCAACTTAATATCTTGTTGTTTCTTTTCTTTTTCGATTCTACGTAGAAATGCGTACCATGATATTTGCGTAAAGTATGCAAATGCATTAGGTGTTCCAGTTCTAGTTGCAGTCTCGATATCATAGTTCTTGATTGCTTTTAAACAGTTTTCTACCGCGTCCATAACCATTTCTTCACGATAAGTATATCGAATGAAATTAGATTTATGTGATAATCCTTCTGCGATTTTTAGAAAACATTCTGCAATGTAATTTGGAACAATTGGTGTTTTTTTAGATTTTTGTTTTTTTGCTTTATCTACTTTTTCGCAATAATCTACGACCGCAAGAGAAAACTCTTTGTTGTTTACGTAGTGTGGTTTGTCTTGTGGTTTTACTTTTTGTGTCATTCGGGTATCTCCTTGAACAAAAATTCGTTAGGCGCAATTCCGAATTCTGTTTCATAATTTACTTTCATTTCTTCAAATACATTTGTGACATAATCTTCAATAGATTGTTCTTTTTGATTAATATCACTAATTACAATAACTTTTTCATTTGATTCAGTAAACGCACTATCTGTCCTTACTACAATTTTAAAAGACGGAGTTTTACACTCCATAACTTTTACAGTCTCTTCAGGTGGTTCTAAACTTCCCTTGGGGTTTGGTTTACTTACTCTTACTCTAATGATTGTACTCATATTATTGTTCTGTATTATACTTTATAAAACATATTTAGTCAATCTTTAAATTAGTGGTTGACAATTTATGTTTTATGTGGTATAATCTATAAAGTTCTCCGGGGTTGCTGAATACTCAATGAATTGTATCAGAATCATCACCATCTTTTTTAGGAAATAATTCAACTACATTATCTTCATATTCTTCTTTCGGTATACTTTCTTTTATATTGTTTAATAAATCTCCAATCAATTCTGATACAGGTTTATCTTTTGCTTTCTCATAGAAACTTTTCATTTTTTCAAATGTTTCTTTCTGTCTTTGATTATGAAGTTCTTGCATATCTAGAATAGCATCTTCCCACTGTATTACTAAATAATCTGGAGGTGTTGCCATACCGACAATATGATTTCTATCTAATGTCATAACGTCTGAAATATTTTCTTGATACACCATCCACGGACGTAATGAATAAAAAGGTATGCCAGTTGTTGTTTTAGTATAAACTAACTTGGCCGCTTTACGAATTATTATTTCGTCTTCGAACCCTTCTTCATCATGCCATTCTACTACTTCGCACAAGAGTTCTTCTCCTGTGTCTAACTTAAAATGTTTTACTTCCATACTAGTATTTATATTTTTCTAAAACCTCTTCTGGTAAACCTTCTATAAAATTAAAATTTATTACGAATCTTCTGAGTGTATCAGTTTGTGTGACCGATGAATGTTTTTCTTTACCATTAAATATAACCATTCTATTTGCAACAGAATTTACTTTTTCTCCATTTTCAAATAATGTATATCCATTGTTAGTATTTACGTAATATATACCAGTCAACCATTTCAAATCCAATTCCTCTGGAAAGTCTACGTGCATACCATGAACAACATGTTTTTCTGTTTTTAAAACAAGATTTGCTTTAATTCTCATAACAAAAAATGGTCTTAATTTATCCATTATTGCACCGACCAATGCAATTTTTTCACCAGCAACTCCCTTATCATACATTACATGAGAGAATTGCATATGACCATCATTAGGTATATTTACACCTTCTTGTGAATACCAATCCATGTGTTCACTTCTTATAAACTCAGATAACTTATTAAAATCTTTTTCATCAATAAAATTATCAATCACTTCCATGTTATTATTTATCACCTTTTAAATTGATAGGAATAATTTTATACGGGAACTGTTCCTTTGCGTATATCTTTATTCTTTCTCCACTATGTCTTAATGTAAAATTTTTGTGTGACTTTACATGCATATCGTCTGCTATATCATATAATGTTGTATTACTACCATCATCTGATTGTCGTAAACCACGACCAATCGATTGTAATACTTTTATTTGACTTTTGCTAGGCGATGCAAAAACAATGTTGTGAAGATTCTTTATATTAATACCTGTACTAAATGTTCCCAATGAAGCAACAATGATTGCGTTCTTTTGTGTCTCAACTATACCACGAATTTGTTCACGGTCTTTTGCATCTACTTCACCAGATACATAAAATACTTTTCGGTCTTTTTCTGCATCTTTTTTTATTATCTCAAAAAGTTCTTTACCATGCTTTTCAACAAACTGAAATAAAACTAAAGTATTGCCTTTTAAATCTAACGTCATCTTTTTGATAAAATTATTTCGTTTTTCGTGACGTACAATATAATCTACTTCTTCGGCATACGTTTTACCTTTCATCATATGACATACATCGTTATGATATCTTAATAATAAAACGTTAATATCTAAACCTGCAAGAGTACCACGTACTTGTAAATCACGTGTCGCAATAACTTTATGAGTTAGACCAAACAATCCTTCTAATACTAGTTTGTTTGTTTCTGTGCCATCTAAAGTACCTGTGGTACCAAAACGATATTCTGCGTTCTTACATTTGTTCATTACGCCAGTCAAAGACTTTGCTTTAAATAAATGTACTTCATCTCCGAAGACTGCACCGAATTGTTCGAACCAATCAAACTTAAGACGATAGATAGATTGCCATGTAGAGATAATAATTCTTTTATCTGTAATCTTAT